TTACCCGAAGCCGGTAGGCCGCGAGTCAAAACGATTTCTTTCAAATTTACTTTCCTGTCTTGGAAGTGCGGGCTGGTGCTTTGTACGCGGGAGCCTTCTGAGCGGTCTTAGGAGCGCTGTTCTGCTTCTTCTGCTGGGATTCCTGACGCTGCTTCAGAACTGCTGGAGGCGGTGCCTGCTGAGCCTTTGGAGGCACGATAGGGGCCTTAGGACGCACAGTCGGTCGGGAGGTTACTCCATTGTTGATACAGGAGTACTGGTTGCCTGCCAGAGGCTGGTAGGTTCCACCGTGGCAGTACGTGTTGTTGTTCCAGATCGAGGGGTAGTTCATATCCCAATCGTGATCCGTGTACCCTCCGTTGGTGGAGTACCCGTCACTGAATCCGTTGTACCCTGACGAGCTACCGCAAGCGGTGAGTGTCAGCGCGGATGCCAGTACGATGCCAGCAATGGCAAGCTTTTTCAAATTAGTCCTCTTCCTGTTCCTTGAATGGGGTTTCGTCGCCATCCGGCTTAGCAAGTTGCCATGCCTTGATGATCAACCTGCTTTCGTCACGGTGTTCCACGAAACGCAGGATATCCATACACATGACGTGATCCTTGACGGCCTCGAAGCGCATGCGCTTGTCATCGACCATGCTGATCTGTCCCGCGAGAAGGATGGACTGGATAACCAGATCCGCTACCTTGTCGTTGATGGAGTCAATCTGTTTGGTAACCCAATCATAGAACTCATCCGGCACGTTTGTCAATAGCGTTTCGGTGATGTCCTTTGTGACATCGACGCGCTTGAAATCCTCAGGGTCATTCTTGAGCATCGAAGCCCAATCCTGATCCTTCTCCATCCAGTGGTGGCAGGCACGAGCAGCCAACTGGACCCAGATCCGGCGTGCGTTGGTGTTGGTCAACAGGCCGTGGAGGATCTTGTACTCTTCACCCTTGAGTTTGACGTGATGAGTCTCACCAAACGGCTGGACATCGAGCACGTAACCTTCCTCGTCAGCCGGAACAGGCAGGGCAACTGCCTCAGCGAACGTGATTACGCCCGTCTGGTAGATCTCTTCAGGGCGGAAGTGGATCTTTCCATCCTCGTTGTCCACCAGACCAAGGGGCAGCAGTCCATCGAAATCACCATAGTCTAGAACGATTCGATTATCAGGGTACACGATTTCCCAGACGACGGTTGACCCTCCAAACTCGGAACGAAAGAGGGACGCCTGCTGAATGTCAAGGCGGTCTTGATCAGTCATGTTGGCAGTCGCGTGTTGGGCCTGATCGGACAGGAATGAGCCACGAGTGGCAATACCGAAGTGCCCATCATACATCCAACCGATGCCAAGAGAGCCATCGTGTTTCTTCGTTACACGTGTGAGAGAATCCAGAGGAATCTCCGGAGCCTTAGGGTCACCGTAGTTCATGAACTTGGACGGGCCTCGTGCAATGATCTTGTTGGTGCCGTCTTCGACAATGAGGCCACGACAGATGCGCTCAGAGTTCGTCCAAATGTTCTTGTACTGAGCCGCTGCCGTGTAGTTGTAGATCGAAATCGGCAGGTTCGGATGGACCTGCTTCTTGATTCGGCCTTCCTGTACCATCTTGGACAGTTCGGCTCCATCAAGCAGGTCATGGATGTAGATTGACATTTTTCCTTTTCTGTGGTTATTTCTTCTTGGTGAGACGCACCTTCTCAGCTTCAATGTCGTCAAGGCGGACAGAGAGTCGGTAGCGCCAGATGGAGTGTGCGGCAATGCCGACTACCATTCCGGTGCCGAAGAAGATGAAGGCAGCAGGGATGCTGCTCATGTAGGTGATACCTACCGTAAGGTATAGAATGGCACGAAGAACGCGCAGCGCTAGGTAGATGCCTAGGCACCACCAAAGCTTCTTCTTGAACTGGTTCTTAGTGTAGATGTATTCTAGTACGTAGTCTGGCTTTTTGCTCATGACATATCCCTGAACTGGTAGCAGGGCCTCCCTTACCAGTTTACCATAAGGGCGCTTACCACCTGTCAGGGCGACCTGAGGTATTTTCTGTCCAATGCACGTATGCCCAAGTCTTCTTAGGGACATGTACAATTTTTGCACCCTGTGCGTTAGCAGAAGCAATCAAACGGAAGTCCTCACCAACGGTGTTTCCCTGAGCGTAACGCTCCAGTTCTTCCTCCGTGAGGGCCGATGTGTTCGAGTACCCACCGGCCTTGCGAAGAACATCTGCCTTTGCGAGAATGGTGACTGTCGTTTGTACCGGCTCATCCGGATTCCACGGCCTGCCGAAGTTTTCAGGGAACGGATCTGTCCCGCCTTCAACGTCAAACCAAGAATACACGATGTCAGCGTCAGTGTCAAGCGCTGCTTGGTAAAGAGCTTCCAAGTGGTCCGGATAGAAGTAGTCGTCATCATCTAGCATGGCTACCCACGGAGTGGAAACCTTGGCAAGCCCTGCATCACGGTTGGCCGGAGCACCGACCTTGGCCGTGTCTTCAGAGATGATCAGTGCCTGAGGTCGTAGTGTTTGGTTGTAGACGCTCTGGACCGCCTTGTTGAGCATTTCCGCACGCGGGGCAATGGTCGGAATAACTACCGTGATCGGCGCTGTGGGCGCTTCTAAGCCCCACGCACGTACCGACCCGATAAGTTCCCCCTTGACACCTTTCTCGACGCCTGAGAGAGCACACAGGGCCTCGTAATCGAAGAAGGAAAGGTGTGCCTCGTGGATGTTTCCTTCTTCCTCCCCCTGTGGCCAATCCACAATCGGAGTGGAGAGCAGGACTTGTCCAGTGGGACCGGCAATCAGCCGTGCCTTCTCCCAGACCTTGAGCGCATCATCCTTCTCGAAATGCTCCAGCACATCACCAAGGATGACCGTGTTGAAGTACCCGTAGGGAATTACCAAATCCTTGAAGTCCCCAAGGTAGATGGTGTCGTACTTGTTTGTGAGGCCGAAGCGCTCAATATAGGGTTCGAAGATCTCGACAGCGGCAATGCTGTCAACACGGTGTCGAAGAAGGTCTGACCAGATTCCGGCCCCGGCACCTACGTCCAAAACTCTATCGGTCTTGTTCACGTGGGATAGTACCCAGTCACGGTTTTCGTCAGCACTCCATGGCATAAAATGTTCCTTAAACAACAGTAGGATGGTTCTATTTCTAGAACCATCCTACCATCATTTAGCTAGTTTTGCAAACTACTTGCCGTCCGGGACCGTAACCATCGGAGTGGAGCCGTTCGGAACAACTACGAGGCCCTTGGAGTTGGCCAATGCATCGATGTACTTGTTCTGAAGGATCTTGTCGGTCAGGGATTCGTTCGTCACGCGGTTGGCGTCAGCGACACCCTTGGCTTCGATGACACGCTGCTTGGCCTGCTCTTCCTTCACCTTCGTGTCGGCCTGAGTCTGGATAAGCTGCTGCTGTGCGGCCTGAGAAGCATTGATGCGGTCGAGGATCGACTGAGGCGGGCGAACCGTCTGGAGGGCCACGGTGTCAACAATCAGGCCTTCCTTGTCCCACTTGGCCTTCAGAATCTCCGTGATCTTCTTGGAGTATCCGGCGCGGTCTGCCATCAGGGTATCCACCGTGAAGGAGCCAGCGGCATCCTTGACAGCGGAGGTGATGTCCTTAGCAATGAGTCGCTGCTTGAGGGTTTCTTCGGTCTTGTACGCGGTGTAGATGTCAGACACCTTGTCTGGCTGGATGGAGTACCGAATGGCAATGTCCAGATTGGACGGAACCTTGTCCGAGGTGTTGACCGTAATCTCCGGGCCGTCTACCTCTTCGCCCTGCTGGGTGGCAGTTCCGTTACCCTTGTAGTTGGCCTGCTGGCCCTTGATGTCAAAGGAGATGGTGTCCTGCCACGGTGCCTTCAGGTCCAGACCGGGGGTCGTGTCTTCTCGGGCAATGGTGCCGTCAGCGTTCTTGACCACCAGTGCTTCTCCGACATCCTGAGTGTAGATGGATGAGAAGAAGATCATGACGACACCGACGATGACGCCGAGAATGGCCGGGAAAGCGTTCTTTACTGCTGCCGCGATCACGAGGCCAATGAGGGCGAGTACGATACCGCCAATTAGTAGAAACAAGTTATGTTGTCCTTTCGTCGTTTTTTATAGGGGCTTGGTAGGCTGGCCCTTCAAGAACCAGCCTACCATGTTGTTACTGTTTAGGCAAATGCGAGGATTGCCTTGTGTGCTGCTGGACGCAGCTTCTCTGCGAGACCGGTGCCGACACCGGAGCCGATGATGGAGTTGAACTTGGACTCAGCAGTCCGGTACTCCTTGTGATCGGTGAAGTAGGTGATGGCGTTGAAAGCCCTCCAGCCGTTCTCACCTTCACCGCCACCCATCTGGCAGGTCGGTTCGTTCTCCCAGATTTCCATGATCTCGTCCACGTCTTTGGCATGCTGACGCTTGGAGACAGGAACGATTTTGTCGATGATCTTGTAGAACTTGTCCTTCTGGATCTCGATGTCGATCAGACGGTCCACTTCCTCAGCGAACGCGTCCTCGTACTTGAAGGCCATCTCAAGGGCTTCGCGGGCCTCATGGACTTTGCCGTTCAGGTCAGACTTGTGGCGCAGTGTCCACTTGGTCTTGGCTTCCTTCAGACCGAGGGTGACCGTGTTGTTGCAGACGGCGCGGATCGGTGTGACAGAAGCCGTGAAGGACTGGTTGCCGTCGTGGGAGTTCGTGATCATCAGGTAGAGGTCATGGGCGTCGTTGTCGCCAACGGTGAACCCGTTCCCGATCTTCAGGGTGACGAAGACCCGAGACCCGCCGAAGAGAGACCCGGCAGTGGAGAAGACAGCCTCTCCGGACCCGGTATCAGTGATAGCGTTCAGAAAGCTGAATGCTTCACGGTTCTGATAGACGTGGTAGCCGTTGGACACGATGCCAAGGTCCTTGCCGTCCGTCATGCGGGTCGCGGAGAAGCGGTCCTTGATGGGAACCGTCTGGCCGTTCCACTGCTTGGTGGCTTGGATCAGTTCAACTTCCCAATCCAGACCAGCGAGCTTCAGGGCTTCCTCTGCCGTAGCCAGACCCTCGATGACATTGCCGAGTCCGTGCCAAGGGGTAAGCCCTTCGCCGGAGAACATCTGGGCCTTGCCTTCGATGATTTCGAGTTCATGTGCCATTTTGCTTCATCCTTTTCTTTAGAAGTTGTTGGTGCCTTGCTGATACCCCTACTCTAGCGTATGGGTTTTCAACTTGTCAACTCTAAAGAAAAAGAATCTTTTGACCGGGCCTAGTAGGGCCAGATCACCGCAACTTTCTTGAAGCTGTCAGGCACCTTCGTGGCTTCCGAGTCCTCCAAGATGTCCTCTTCTGACAGGATGGACTCGATGTCACCGTTCTCCAGTTCAAGCTCATCCACATAATGGATGGAGAACTCGTCCAACAGATGGAACTCGTTACCTTCAGAGTCCTTGGCAACCAAAATGCCTTGCACGTCGTCAGGTAGCTTATTGACAGCTTCGATGAGTTGCGTTTTATTCATTGTGGGTCTTTCGATAGTGTATAGCTTTCTCCCAAGCTTCAATCCACTGGGGAGCGTTCACACTGTAAGTGTGTTCAGCTTTAATTCTATCACGAGACTCTTTGGCAATCCGCTCGGTTTCGGAGGGACGGTCGATCATTCGCTGGAGGTGCTTTCGCCATTCTCCCGGAGTCTTGGCCGTCTTTCCGATGCCATAGGCTTCCATACGCTCGTACTCCCTTGTAGGAGAGGCAACGAACGGGATGCCAAGGGCTGCGTATTCCAGACCTTTCAGGGCCGACTTCGCCTGATTGAACGGGGAAATCTCCAACGGAACGATACCGATGTCCAAGAAACTGGCAATGCCGGTGTAGTAAACATCCAGATCCATCCATCCAGTGGCAAAGACGGGTGTGTCCTTATCCAACCCAAGGAAGGTCTTGACCATTTCACCGTCTCCGATCACGTTGAACGGAAGCCCGTTGGCTTTCAGGAGAGGGCCAAGTGCTCCCTTGGTCTCTTGAAGATCGTTCGGGTGTGTCTGAACGGTTCCGGTCCAGCCGATACGCGGCCATGTCTGATCCGACTTGTGGACGACTATATCAAAGATGGAATCCGGAACACAGTTCCGTAGCACAGCGGAGCGTCCGTGCCTAGCGTATTTGAGAAGCTGAGGCGTGGATACAGTCACCATGTCGGCAATTTCGGTGGCTTGGGTGAGCCAGTGGTTCCCCATGGCCTTGTTGCCTTTGATGATATCGTGTGCTACGTTCTTCCTATGTACACTATCGAAGTCGTCGTCAAGCTCCACAATGGTGGCAATGCCCTGTTTCTTGGCTTGACGGATGACAGCGGTCATGGCGTTATCCAGCGGACGCTGGAAGACGATGAGGTCAGCATCAGTCTTGACTTCAGAGACCGTGTACAGGTCATCTGCATCCTTGTAGGCAGTGGCGTCAATACCGTCTTCTACAGAAACATCCACACCGAGGCGCTTTGCCTCTTCAGCGGGTGCACGCATCCTGTAGAAGCCACAACCGCCCGAGTCGGCTGCGAGCATGAGTACTTTCATTAGTCTCCGATCACCGGAGCCACGTCGAGAGTCTGAATCTCAAGTTCGGAGAAGGCGATTCCTAGCTCTGTGGCTACGGACTTGGCTTCCAGTTGGGCAAGTTCGAACACGTCATCGGGATCTTCTGGGAAGACTTCGGACTCAAAGGTGAACTTGACAGTGACTTCGTACTTCTGGTAGTTTCCTAGCATTAGCGGCTCACTCCATTCTTGAGAGCGGCTCCGGCAGACTTACGGATGGCCTCTTCACTGAGAGTTGAGTGAACGTTGATGATTACCGAGTTCGTACCCTTAGTCGGGTCAGACAGCTTGGCAGGGTCAATACTGCCATCCAACTGAATGCTTCCACCTGTAGTGTTTGAAGCTTCCTTCTCGTCCTGCCATTGACCTTCAGTCCAAGGCTTTTCACGCTCGTCAGCTTCAGCTTTGGCTGCTTCTAGTTTCTTCGCGACTTGTTCGCGGTCATCCTTGAGGTACCAGATTGCCTTGTCGATGTCTTCAAGTTCCTTCTCTGGACCGCCCTTGAAACCTGCTCGGGCGATATACTTGACGGCGTTTCCGCGATCAAAGCTCATGTGTCGAGTGAGTTCAATGACTTCGACAGGGTACTGAGTGTAGTGAGATGGGTGATTAACTGCATCATGAGGGGTTGTTTTTGTCATTCCAATAGTTTACCATACGCAAAGGATTTTCGCAAAACGGCATTGTATGGTAGAATAGTGGTTATGACAAATACCCCCACATACTCAAAGCTGTGCAAGACGTGTAACGCTCCTGAAGCAGTTCAGAGCTTCATCACTCAACTATACAGCGAAATCGGTCCGAAGTACACCGAAATCTCACGCCAAGTCGCGCTGAAGTTCGTAGTCTTCCGCATCAGTCCCGATGCCCTCACGACTCACCTCACCCAGCACGTCAACCTCTCCTTTGTTCCTGATGATGAACCAACAGTAACACCTGTTCTCGGAGTTGTCAACCCTCCTGTTACACCGCCCAAAGGGTGGGAAGCACGAGTCGAGATTGACGGAGACTCCGGTGAAGTTGTCACAACCCCTCAGTTGAATGACAAGCTCACAGACTTCTCCCAGATTCTTGAAGAATTCGGCATCGATCCCAACGAATTCGAAGTTGAAGGCAACATCCGCCTGTCCAAGTGGCAGGTCTGGGATGGTTCGTGGAGAACATCGTACCGCTTCCGCATCGTTAAGAAGAACCCTAACACATTTGAACTCCCAACGCTAGTCCGTGAGGCCAAAGAAAATATCTGGGTTGTCAGCAGCCGGAGTGTAGGCGAAGAGCCTAAGAAAAACCCTAACCGCACACTCGTTGTCCCGTTCTCCGACCTACAGGCAGGCAAGGTAGGATCTCGTGGAGACTCACAGGCACTTGTAGAGCGAGTTCTGGAGAAGAAAGAGAAGCTGGAAGCCTACATCAAGGAACAGGGCTGCACAGAAGCCGTCTTCCTTGACGGTGGAGACGTTGTAGAGAGCTTTGAGAACACGGCTCAGCAGGGATTCACCAACGATCTGTCCATCATGCAGCAGCTTGACTTGGCCGGAACACTGGAGCAGGAATTCATCTCCCTGCTTGCACAGTACCACGACAAGGTTATTGTTGGTGGTGTCCCGTCAAACCACGGCGCATGGCGCAAGGGCAAGGACGTTCTAGGCCGTCCGTCTGACGACTGGGGCCTGTTCCTCCTGAGGCAGATCGAGAAGGCCTACACGATCTCTCCAGCGACTTACGGGCACGTTGAGTTCCGATACCCCGGAGAGTGGGAGAAGAGCCTTAATATCGGCGTTCAGGGGCTGGACATCGGCCTTGTACACGGCGAGGACTCCACGCTGGCACAGATGGAGAACTGGTGGGCCAAGCAGGTCCACGGAAACTCCCCCATTGCTGAGTCAGATATCCTCATCACAGCACACTACCATACACTAGGGCTAAAGCCTACAGGCCGCTCCCGCAAGAACGGCAAGCAGAAGTACTGGATCGCCACTCCGACACTGGACAACGGTTCAGACTGGTGGGCCAACAAGACCGGCTCCGACTCTGATCCCGGATTGATGGCATTCGTCGTTGACAGTGAGATCGGCTTCGACCTTCAGAGCTTCACAGTCCTATAGCATAGACAAGAAAGGCCCGTACTATTCAGTACGGGCCTTTTTGCTGTTCCTTATGGGTACTTCGGAAGGACTGTCCAGAGGTTGGAGGTCATCATACCTTGGACTCCCAGAGATGCTGCCCTGTTTCGGTCGGCAATCGTGTGGACTTCCCACATGATGACCTTCTTGCCCAGAGAGTTGGCGAGTGCTACGACATTGGAGATGTAGGTATCCGTCGCGGCATGGTTGACACCGATCCAGTCCACGTCAGTCTTGGCAACAAGTGTCTGCCAGTCGGCGTGTGCCGGATCATCCTGAAGCAGGTAGCCCCATGTGGTGAAACCGCGTTGCTTGGCTCCTTGGAACCCCGCAATAATCGGAGCCTTC